CATTTGTGACGAACTGAATAACCTACCCATCTGTCCTTGACAAATACATAGGCATACTCTTGCCAACAATCTATTCGTGTGAACTCATCAAAGTTCTTACTTAAGATCGGTGCTTCATCTTTACCACCATAATATGTTGCTCTGGGTTCTGTTTTATCATACTCTCCTGTTTCTGCGTTATACTCATTATCAGAATAGCAACATCCCATGTTGCCACCATCTATAAGTTCAGATGCTTTCTCATAAGTGTTGAAGTGTTCTTTGAGAGTAACACCTAACCACTCAGGATAACCATCAAAGTGATGATAAACTGAGAGAATTGAATCGTCTGGTAATAGAATACCTATTCTTGCTCTGGTTGACATGATAGTGTGGGAATAATTGGATGCGAGAAACAAAAACGTGGACTTATAACAATAAGAGCGAATCATTGATGTACGCCAGTTTTGTTTCCCCACTATTATAATAGCATTAAAAAACCCCCTGTGAAGGGGGCTTGTGACAGTTATTTAATCGTCATACACCAGACATTCTGGTTCGTCTGGGTGCATATCACAAAATAGTTCTAAGGCATTTGGGTCATGATGATCTCCTGCTTCGATTTCTTTTTTGTGATGTCCCACATACTCTTGCAACTCATGTAGTTCTTCAGTTGCATGTCTCTTCATGGGTTCTGAAGTATTTGGGTCTGCAATAAGTTCTTTATCATGTTCAATATGGTCTTCGATAGTTTTCATAGTGACCTCCCTATACATTTACTATTTATTACTATAACACTTGCTTTATATTTTACCCACTATTGTGTTGTTTCTCTGTCATATCCCAATGCCACTTAATAGATTTGATATAATCAAACGTGTCATCCATATATGTCTTATCATTATTGTCATACTTTCTCTCACACAAAAAGTTTCTCATTTCCTGTATAGACTCAAAAGACCCTTTGTGAGTATAGTTCTCATCATACAAGTGATACTTCATCATAAATCGCCATTAAAAAAAGTTCCAAAGAATCCACTATCTCCACCTTTACGACTTTCTATCTTATCAATTACTTCACTTGCGTCAATGATATTATCTATCTGTGCTAACATGTCCGCAATATGTTTACTTACAAATGGTTTCTCTGTTCTCGCTGAGTATGCAAGTGCATTTTTTAAGTCTTCCTGTGCGTCTCGTAGCGATGCTTTAACTGTTTCGGATAGTGCCATTTCTCGTTTGTTTATCGTATTGAATTGCTTGTTCCATTATAATTTGAATCTCCTTAGATGTCAAATTATTTAACCATTTCCACTCTGGGTCGTTCTTATCCCACTCACAAGTGAATGTTTTGTCCTTATTCTGTTTTATCTTGAGGGAGTTTTTTTGCATTTTTCAAATTCTTTTTATATATCTTAGCATATATTACGTCTTCTCTGCTATAAAAATGTGGGTCTGATTTAGCAATCTTAATAATTTTCTTTGCTGCTTTTTTGTCGGATAACATGGGATTGTTAGGATTTCTTTACAAAGTATTTATACTCATAAAAAAACCCCAGATGGGGTTATACAATAAATTAAGGTGGATGTCTGTACTTTTCCATTTTTCTGTTAAGATAAACGTTTACTTGTTTAGATAAAAACCTCCTTACATATACGTTTACAAACATTTTGTTGTTCAGAACATTCAATGAGGCACTCGTAGTATTCTGCGATTAAATCATTATCGGTCTCTTTATCTCGTGCCGTTAATTGATTGAAAGGAATTAAGTTGTGCATGATTGAACTAGATAAATTTGAATACATGATATAGAAAGTTTAGGTCATCTTATCCTCCTAAATCTAAAATTATTTAGACAAATTATGTCTGTATTTACAGATACAAAGTAACAAAAATTTATGCCTACGAGTTTATACCTACCGCCATTTAGAGAGTGGTTTTGTCTCAATCAACTTCGCAGTTTCAATATCATCACTCTCATCTGGGTTAGTATGATATGTAACTTCCTTTAATGTTCTGAGGTACTCTAACACATGCTCTCGTATCTCCATCAAGTCCTCGTAGCATCCTTGATTATATGCACAACCACGCAAAGTATGGTCAGGTTTCAATACTGATTCAGTAAATAAATCCAACGCTCGCTGATATTTTTGTGCGGGTGTTTCATCATGACTTATTGAGTTTTGATCGTGCATCTTTCTTCTCCTTTTGAATACCTTTTTTTATGTAGGTCATAGCACATTCAAAGTTCTTTGAAAAGTGTTCTACGACACCGTTATGGATGATAGCAAATTTCCTACCATTAGAAGGAACTGCTGCCCACATCCCATCTTTAGTTACATACCCACTTGGTTGTCCAAGTTTGGGGTCTAATTTAGATGGAAATGTGGTAGGATAAAACCTTTGATAGTTTTCCTTTCTTGGCATTAGAATACTGCTGTTACACTAATAACTCTTGCATTAGGATTTCTAGCAAGTGCAACTTGCTTTGCTTCCTGATAGTCAACTGCTCTTACCTCTTCGGTAAAAGTTTGACCTGCAACGTAAAGTTCTACTCTACAACGCATTAGAAAAACCTCCCTTTAGCTGCAAATTTTACGATTGCAAATGATGAACCAATACAGAATGTCATCAATGCAAATGTGAGAACAAATCCTTCGATCATAGTATTTCCTTTAATTACTCTTTTATTATATAACATTCAAGATGTTTATACAAGACTCTTGTGACACTAATTAAACTGTCATATCAAAAATACTTTTTAAAAATATCGAAACTATACTTAGACCATTGACCATATATGTCTTCAATAAGGGAGTCATTACACATGTCATAAAATTTAGCATCAGGATTGAATGGTAGTGACTTTGCGTATGTCCAGAATGGAGTGTCATATTTTGACCCATGTTGATATAACCATAGTAAAAATGTTTCTATCTGTTTCATCATGGTTCTTACTTGATGATTACAATAAATGCCACTTTTAATTCTAAAAATATAATCCCATGCCTGTCTGCATATTGATTGATATAATCCAAGCGATGTAGCTTCTAGTGGTTCAAGAAATCCATACATATTTCCTTGTAAGACAGTTCTCTCGCCAACAAACATATTTTTTGCCATGTAATTTTCAAATTTAAGACTATCAATAATATAATCTAGATCAAATCTAGAGGTAAAATCATCAACAGCATCGTCTCTCGTAGTAATCTCGTTGTTATACAAATAACCATACGAGACACTATCTTTATTTGGAATAACAAATGTCCAACCGTTAGGTGTTGCCACACATCGTGTGTAAATTAAATCTACATCCCTTTCATATTTTTTAGATAAAAGAACACTATTTAAGGGATTAATAAGTTTATCATAATTACTTTTATCTCGATTATGTCTTCCTCTACAATCAAATATCACATCAGCATCTATCTCTTTCTCTGGTTCTTTTATTGTCTTCTCAATCACATTAAAATATCCTGACTTTATTACTGTCTCTGATAGTTTATTTGGAACGAAGTGTATTCCCATATCACTCCATTGAAAAGGATGAAAAAACTCATCATTACTATTACCCCATCCATCATACAAAATGCCACTTTTAAATGTTGCACCTATCGGATTATTATACCAATTAATATCTAACGTGTCCGCAATTAATTCCGCAACTTTCAAAGTAGTTCCCTGTCCTACCTTCTCTATTGGATGTTGATCTGGACTATGATAAATTTCTATCTCATAATCATCTACAATTTTCTCTATTTCCAAATATAGATGATAATGTAGTGCAGTTACACACCCTGCGTTCCCTGCACCAACGATTGCTATTTTCATAGGAAGTTTTCTAAGGTATTCATGTATGGAGTAACTCTATCAGTTATCAAATTACCATAGTCTTCATGTAGTTCACACCCTATGTAGTCACGACCTAGTGATTTGGCAACCATCGCAGTTGTACCACTACCCATAAATGGGTCAAGTATTATATCTCCTTTCTCACTCCCTGCCAGTATGCAAGGTTCAATCAAGTCAGGTGGATAAGTTGCGAAGTGTGCTTCACGATATGGTTTATTGGTTACTGACCAGACAGATCGTTTATTCTTTTTTGGATATGATTTTGTAAGTCCGCTATGTGGTTGTAGTCCTGTTCCTTTGTTATGATATTTTCCTTTTGTTCGATCTCTTGTTCCCCAATCTTTTGCGGGTTCTTTGATTGCTTCATTATCGTAGTAGTATTTTTTATTTTTACTAAACAAAAATATATATTCGTGCGACTTCGTACACCTGTCCTTGACACTCTCAGGCATTGGATTTGGTTTATGCCATATTATATCCTGTCTGAGATACCATCCATCTGCTCTCATTGCGAAGGCAAAGAGCCATGGGATTCCAATAAGGTCTTTTTCTTTGAGTCCTTCGATTCGATTTCCTCTGCGAGGACACACATCTGGTAAGTCTTGCTTAGTATTTGAGACTGTTTGTTTAACCAATCCTTGTCCTTTTCCAGGTCTGTAATTATAGTAACTATCGCCAAGATTAACCCAACAAGTTCCATCATCTGTAAGCACATTGCGAACCTCCTTAAATACGTTTACTAATTGATCTATAAAATCGTCAGGTGTTTGTTCCTGACCAATTTGACTATCCTCCCCACCATAGTCTCTTAGACCATAGTAAGGTGGGGATGTCACACACATTCTTGCCTGTTCATCAAACTCTTTGAGAGTTTCTCTACAATCTCCAAATAAAATTAAGTCTCTCATCCGAATAAATGTATGTTGTAGTGTTTACGAATTGGTGGATACTTGGGTTTAGGTTTGACCTTGACCACTTTGTATATCCTGAGTAGTGTGTCTGACTTCATCTGTCCTCCCATTGTTTTAAAATCCATGAACTACTATTCATTTTGTTTGTACCTCCAACTGCCCATCGAAAGGTAACTCTACAATCATCCTTATATTTCTCATACTCTGCTGTGTTCTCATTGTGTCGGTCTCCACCATTTGCAAACGTGACAAAATCATAAATCTGTAAACATATGTCAATAGCATCGCAAGCAGAATCATCTATATCATTAAATGGTATAACTAAGTCAACACTTTTGAGTTCTTCAATAACTATTTTTCTCTCATCGAATGGCATGAAATACTTTCCTTTCTTTCTCTCTAACCAATCATCTGAATTTAATCCTACACATAGTGACACATCAGGATCAATCTCCTTTGCATTTTTAAACAATTCAATGTGACCACTATGAACAGGATCAAATCCACCTGTGACTAAAATAATTTTACTCATCTTGTAATAATTGAAGTTGCTGCTTCGCCTTTGTTGAATATAGTATCAACAACTGCCTCGACCTTTCTTGCGGTTGAGATACCAACCTTAGAGTAAACAGGAATACAAACAAGTCCGAATACTTTATCAGCATTGCCCTTACGGATGACACGACCAATAGTCTGTGAAATACCGATATAGTCCATAGACCTCATAAACAATACTGCTTCAAGTCCATTGACATTGATACCCTCTGAGAGTATGCTGTGGTGCAGTACAACAAACTTCTTGTCGTTTCTACCCCACTCATTAAGTGTATCAAAGAATGTCTCTCTGTCCACCTTCTCTCCGTCAATCATTGCACCTGTCTTAGATGTAATCATCAACCAAGAGTAACCACGAACTGATAGTTGCTTCACAAAATCTGTCTGTGATACAAGTGCAACAATCTGTCTGGTTGACTTGGCACATATCAATACTTTGTCTTTGTCAAGATTGTCAATGGCATCTACCATCTGCTCACAATCTCTGTCAGCAACCAACTCATCTTTCTCAAGTATTCTGGTCTTGTAAACTTCGACCTTAGGTGGTAGTATATATCCCTGCTTGACTAACTTAGGTGCAGGTACATTGCAAATCACATTGCCATACACTCTTGTCCAGTTCATACCTGCCTTGCTTGGTGTCAAACTGTGCTTTGGTGTTGCTGTAAAGAAGTATGCTCTTGTGAAGATACTGGTTGATATATGCTCAACAGCAGGGAAAAAGTTTTTCTGAACTGAGTTGTGTGCTTCATCAAAGTAGATAGTATCAACAACAATATTACTCTCAGCAATTTTGTGAAGTGAATGATATGTTGTGAAGATCAACTGGTTGTGACCATCGTTAGCATTGTGAAAGTTGAACTCTCTGATAACATCAGACTTAGTTGTACTGAAATGATGTGTCTCTCCACTATGAACGTGCATCACTTTGACATTATCAATGAACTCAAGAAACTCTGCTGACAACTGGTTTGCCAATAAAATACGAGGTGCAACAATCACAATGGTGCTACATGCTACACTCTCAAACTCTCTTTTGGCATCCTGTATCATACAGATAG